ATGTAAAGATGAAGACGAAGCATATGATGCAGGTGTTTATAGATTAATAGAAGCAATAGGTTACGATGCATCTAAAGATTGGGAGTGTCATGACATCCAGGAGAATAATGATGAGTAAAACCCTATTACAAAGCAAAGCCTCACATGCAAATGGTAAGCCTATGGTTTTACTTAAACAAAGTGGTAAGAAATACTTTGTCTATATTCTTAACCACCAGGGCGACCAATATGAAGCTTTCAGATCAGGAGGTTGTTACGATCCAATAACTAAATATAAATCCTATGATGATGCACACAATAAGTTTCTACAAAAAAGTATGCTTTATGACGCAGGAGGCTTTAAATGATCTTAGATGTATTTCTAGATATATTCTTGATATTTTTTATTGCTTTTCTGGTGAGTTTAGGGGAACGTCCTGAGGACTAACTACCAGATCTTTGGCATCAACTTCAAGTAACTCTTGCCCCATGAGTTGCTTGAGCCTATTCTCTACTTCTTCTCTGGACATTTGATCAATTTTACCGAACCTGACTTCCTTTTTCTCTACTACCAATCCCCCGACTTTCAGTAGAGCATTTTGGGCAGCTATGGCAGCATTAAAAGATCCCGACTTTAAGGCCTCGTCCCGAATGTCGTATAGATCTTGAACAGCTCTATCGTGGTTTAGCTCATATTTTTTTTTTACTTCCGACATCAGGAAGTTGAACTCTTGTTTTACTTTGGGATTTTTCATTAGCTGGTAAGATGCCTGGCGTGGATCTTTATACCCTGCTACCCTTGCAGCTTCTGTAAAAGACATCCTTGGATTGTTAACTGCTGTCCAACAAAAAACCTTTTGTCTTCTGTTGAGGTCTGAATCATCAAAGAACTCTATTGGTGGATTCTTCTCTTCAGCTATGATTGGTTTGTAGTTAGAGTCTGGTTTCTCAGTCTTGATCTTGAATCTCTTGCTCATCCTTGTCCCCTATACTTTTTATAGTTGCGCTTAGTATCCTTGTTCATACTGGCCATGCCAACATTACGACGACCAATTGATGTTTTCTTGCCTCTAACTCCGCATACTGGTGTGTGCGCTTTTAGGGTAGTCCATTTGGTTGCCATTAGGTGGATTATAGAATTACAGAATGTAGAAGTAAAGTATAGGTGTCTAATCTGTGAAACAGATACGACTCCTCCCTACTTATCCCCATAAGTATCAGAAGGAGAATACATGACCTTAAGATTTGAGTCAAGTATGATGTTTTATTATTTAACAAATAGTTTCTTACTCTAGTGACAAAAATGAAAAAAATAAAATAATACTCTAGCCCTTTGTTTATCAATGTTTCCGTTGTCATGTTATTTATGACAAAAATAGGACAAAAATAAAATCACTCTTCAAAGTTTAAAGGACGCATATCTCCAGTTTCATCATGTTTAGTAAAATCATTACGACTTTCTGGGTATTCAGACAATCTGTTGTAAGAAAATCTTAGCTCATTACTTTTTTGTATAGCCTCAGTTAAAACTTCAGCAGATATACTACCTCTTGGCTCACAAACCTCGTCGTGCGTTGAGTAAGAAATGCCTAAAGCACCCTTAGTTAAAAAGTCATCATCTCCCAACAGCTCTTCTTTTTTTGTGCTGATCTGTTTTTTTCTTTGTTCACCTAAATTTTGATTGGACTTGACCCAACAACGATAACCCGTAAGTAGCACTTCATCAATTTCAGGCTTACTAGCGTTGTTTTCTACTAATTTTCTTGTTGTGTATGCGTAATTTAATTTTGCGCAGATATTTGCAAATTTTGTGCGCTCTTCTTTTGTCCTTACAAAAATACTGTCCCCAGGCTTCATCTTCAATATAACTTTACCCATTTCAGATTGCTCTGCTTTGACCCTAGGAACTTCAATGTTTTTGTCTATTTTGTATTTCATAATCTAATTATAGCAGAGCATTTTGTCGCTAAGGTTGCTCTGGAACCGTAAGTCCGCCGACTTCTCTGTTGAGGAGAGTTTGTCAAAGAGGCGACAATACACAAAGTTTATCTAAATACATCACACTTCATATCAGAGTGCCAAAAGAATGTATTACAATCCCATTCAGCTTCATTAGCATCAATTTTGACACCAGTGTTTGCATAAACATACTTTGCATAATTACCATATAATTCTTCGTTAGAGTCATAACCGTCTTGCTCTGCCTTCTCAAAGGCCTTGCAACGCTTATCATCTTCTAGAAGCTTCATTTCTTCATCCATATGCCATCTGCTACTTGCGCTCATCTTCCCCCCTTTGAGTTTCGACAATGCGACTAAGAACGTTTGCCATGTGAGTTTGCTGATCAGAAGGTAAACTGGATAGTTGTTTTATACAATCTACCAACTGCGTAGTTGTTTGTGATAAGTCAGCAGCAATATTTTCTAAATGTGCCATTTCCTCTGTCACAACAGGAACGAGTTTTCTTTTTCTTATTTCCATAATACTTGATATATTATCAAATATAGATAAAATGTAAATACTCGATGTGAATTATTTTAATGAGGAGCTTATGAAAGAATTACCAGAAAGTTTAAACAAATACGATCACCATGCTGTGCAGGATGCAATATATTTTCCGAGCATATCTAATCATGAATATCATAACTCAGCAGGTGTATCGTCGTCTACTATAAGAAAGTTTGCTGTGTCAGAACTGCACGCAGTAAAAGAAGAAGTTGAACAAACACCAGCTTTGCGTTTCGGTTCAGCTGCGCATTCATATATTGTTGAAGGAGAAAAAGCGTTTAGCCAGGATGTGGCTATCATAACAGGCAGTATGTATTCTGCAGCTAATAAAGACATTATTGCAGAATGCTTGGATAAAGGCATAACCTGCATATCGCAGAAAGATTTTCAAACAATTAAAAGCATGTCTGAAAACTTACTACCTTACGGTGACAAGTTATTGCATCCATATGAAAACGATTACCCAAATGATGTTTTTAACTATCCATATGAAAGAGCTTTGTATTGGTGGGAAGGCGAAGTGCTTTGTAAATTAAAAGCAGATGTTATTAGATATCCAGACACACCAATGCACGATCCAAAAGATCTTATTGTAGTAGATTATAAGACTACAAAATCATGCAATCCTGATGCATTCTTAGGATCAATAAAACAATATGGTTATCAATATCAAGCGGCCTGGTATGCAAGAGGATTCCAAAAAGCAGGCTTTAATGTGAAAGAGTTTGTTTTTGTAGCACAAGAAAAAACTACACCTTATGCAACTAAAGTATTTAAAATTAATACGGACAATCTTGATAAGTATTGGACAGAGCTTGAATACACGCTAGGGAACTATGAATCGTATATACAAAAAGGTGAGCAAAGCTTACAGGCCTACAATAGTCCAGATGTAATTGAATTAGATATATAAATAATGTTTATATATAAACATAAACAAAATAAATAATATGAATAAAAAAGTAGATATGGTAAACACACCTCCTCATTACACAATGGGGTCTATAGAATGTATTGATGCAATCAAAGAAGCACTAGGACAAGAGGGCTTTAAGTCCTGGTGCCAGGGCAACGCAATTAAATATCTGTGGCGTTACAAGCACAAAGGTTCTGGATTACAAGATCTTGAAAAGAGTATTTTCTATATAAAAAGAATTATCGAAGAGCTTAAATAAGTAAGGGGCCTAAGCCCCTCACCTACAATACTTATGAAAATGGAGAAAACTCTATCCTACTTCTAAGATAAAATTAGATTTCATTATACCTATCTTTGAATAAAAAAAAACCCCTCGTTAAAGGGGCTTTAAAGACGTAAGCGTGCCAGTCGCTATGAACTAAGCGATGGTTTACTTCCAACGGCAGAACTTCCACCACTTGAGGCACTACTTACACCTGCCTTTGTAGATGCTAAATAGCCTTTGATGTTTGTGTATTCTTTTACACTTCCATCGGGTTGTGGTTCATCTTTCTTACCAACAACGACTCTTAGCTTCTTGCCTATTAGCTCTTCCTTTTTGTTTGGTAGAGCGTCCATGCCAACAGCTAAAACTAATGAAGAAAACTGTTCGTTAGCAATTCTCTTAACATTTTCTTTGCTGTGCCATAAATTAAAATACTCTGTTTGATCAAAGTATTGTCCGCCTTCCATTTCAAAAACTACTTTCTGTGCTTTGTCACCAGCTGCAGTAGTGTGGTCTTCTACTCTTAAAATGCTTGCTTCATGAACCCCTTTAGGGACTACGGTCTTTTCAGAAGCAGTTCCTACTTCCTTAAAAAAATCTACGCCATCAAAATCACTCATTTAATCCTCCTTTTTTGTAACTTTTCTAGTATTAATATTCTTCTCTTGATATCAAAGTTTCTAAATCGCAGTTTCGCTATTTCAGAAAAAGCCATTGTAAGATTTCTATACATAACCTCAACATCATCATTATGGTTTATATCTACATCCTGGGAGAACGTAGTACAAATGTAATTTTTAAGATCTTCAATCTTGGTGTGATTATCTACTAACATGTTTGAATATTCATACGAAGCTTCAGTAAAGTCTACGTCTTCAAAATGGCTTTTTTCCATTTGATCGTAACTTTTCAAAGCAGCATATTTTTCTTCCCAACATTGTTCATCCCAATCATTGGTATTAAGTTCTTTGAAATTAAACTTCTGTTTCACTTACTACCTCCATGACTTTTGGCTCTGCTGTAAACCCCAGTT